TTTTAAATTCTTATGAAAAACCAGAGAACTATAACTTCTTATTGGAACTCTCAGAACTAATCTTTGAAATAGAAAACAATAAACTTAACATCGATTTGTCAGCACTGGATGCGAAATTATATGAATTGCGCACAAGAAAATTTAAAGAAAAACTTTCACGCACACGCCCGCACATTTCTTATAATGTATTTGGTACAATCACCGGTCGGTTAACAACAAAGAAAGACTCCTTTCCTATTTTAACTCTTGACAAAAATTATAGAAATACAATTATGCCGACGAATGATTGGTTTATTGAACTTGATTTTAATGCAGCAGAACTAAGATGTTTACTATCATTAAACAAACAAACACAACCGGAAGAAGATATTCATCAGTGGCACGGACGCATATTTAATCGTCTGTTGAATTGCTCAATGAGCCGAGAGGAAATTAAACGTAAAATATTTGGCTGGTTGTATGGGCCAGCGGACGCTTCTCTTGGAATCCCAGAAATTCAAAGATATTATGATAAAGAAAAAGCATTACAAAATTATTGGAACGGTGAAGAAATTATTAATCCTTTTGGTCGGAAAGTCAAAGCCGACAAATTTCATGCACTGAACGCTCTTATCCAAAGTACAACATCAGACACTTTTTTAAGACGAGCAATTGCAGTAAATAAATTATTGGAAGGAAGAAAGTCCTTTACAATGGGCTTGATTCATGATAGTATGGTGATTGACTTTGATCGTAATGACAAAGACATTCTAGAAAATTTAATAAAGGAATTTGGAAATACCGATTTAGGTATTTTTAAGGTTAATGCCAGTCTTGGAACAAGTTTTGGCAATATGGTAAAATTTAAATGACAGTTAAAAAATATAATAAACTTGTAAGGGATAAAATCCCTCAAATTATTGAGGCTCAAGGAAAACAATGCAAGGTTTATGTTGCAACTGGAGAAGACTATCAGAATAGGCTTAAAGATAAACTTATTGAAGAAGCTAAAGAATTTTTTGAGAACCCTTGTGTTGAAGAATTGGCCGATGTGCAAGAGGTTATTAATGCACTGCAAGATGCTCACCGTTGGGACATTACAAGAGCCCGATTTCTAAAAACTCATGAACGAGGCGCATTTTGGCACCGATATATTTTGCAAGAAGTAATTGAAGATGAGAGTGTTACCAAAAGTGAATGGTGTTCGCACACACCTTCCAACACTTTATATCTTGAGGAAGAATAATGGATACCATCATTGGACTTGGAAATGCAGGCTGTAATATTGTTGATAAGTTCGCTCAATTTCCTCAATATTTGACGTATAAATTGGATGTTGGTTTGACCCGGAGCCCAACTACCTTTCCTTTGAAACAGTATCAAAAGTTTGAAGATTATGAGGAAAAAGTGCCGTCACTGAATACATTCTTCAAGGCGGTCGAAGGTGAAATTCTTTTCGTGGTTGGAGGTTCCGGCAAAGTATCTTCGGCCACCCTTTCAATTCTACAATATTTAAAAAAACACAAGATAAATATTCTTTATATTAAACCTGAACTTTCATTATTAAATAAACCTCAGATTCAATTGGAAAGATTGGTTTATAATGTTCTTCAAGAATATACTCGGTCAGGAGTTTTTGAAAGAATGTATATCATTTCAAATGAAGATGTGGCTCAGATTGTGGGAGGCATTTCTATTAAAAATTATCACGAAAAGATTAATGAAATGATCGTTTCAACAATTCATATGATTAATGTTTATAAAAATAATAAGTCTGTAACTGATACTTTTTGTGAGCTACCTGTAGGTGCTAGGCTTACAACAATAGGTATGTCAGACCTTGAAAAAAATGTAGATAATTTGTTTTTTTCTCTTGACAACGTGACCGATGTAGTGTATTATTATGCATACAATAAAGATAAGCTTGAATCGGATTTTGAATTAATGAGTAAGATTAAAAACGCAGTCTCCAATAAAAAAGAAGAAGGCTCGCGTGTTACTTACGGGATCTTTGAGACAAATTATGAACAAGATTATATTTATTGTCTGAATCATTCATCAATGATTCAAAAATAAAAGAATTGGGGGGCTGGGAAATTTGCTGGCCTCACCTTAAAAAAAGGAGATATAAAAACATGGCATTAGATATGGCAAAAATGAAGGCCAAACTTCAAGATTTAGAAAGTGGTGGTAAGTCCAAGTCGGACAATATATGGTGGCGTCCACAAGAGGGCGACCAAGATATTCGACTTGTTCCCACTGAAGATGGTGATCCATTTAAGGTTTATCATTTTCATTATAATTTAGGCGAAGGTGCTCGCGGAGGCGTTCTTTGTCCTAAGCGGCAGTTTGGAGAAAACTGTCCAATTTGTGATTTCGCTTCAAAGTTGTGGCAAGAAGGAACTGACGATAGCAAGAAAATGGCTAAGTCTTTATTCGTGCGTCAACGCTTTTTCTCTCCCGTGGTTGTTCGCGGCGAAGAAGAAGCTGGTGTGCGCGTTTGGGGTTATGGTAAGACCATTTATGAGACATTGCTTGGTTTGGTTCTTAATCCCGATTATGGTGATATTACGGATGTGGATAATGGTGTTGATTTTACATTAACTTACACACTTCCCAAGACGAAAGGTGCATTTCCACAAACTAATCTAGTGCCGAAGCGTAAATCATCTGCACTTGCGAAGTCAAAGGGTGCGATTAAGGAAGCTCTTGAGAGTGTTCCTGAAATTGCTACGCTTTTTCAACGTAAGTCTCCTGCTGATGTTAAGGCGATCTTGGAAGCGTTCCTTGATCCGACTGCTGGTCCTATGACCGAAAACATTGGCGTAAGCAGTGTAGACGATGCTATCAAAGAATTGTCTGCGTAAATTAAAAACTTAATTCTAAGTTTTTGGAAGCCCTGCGCCGTGTCAAAGCGATGCAGGGCTTCTTTTTATTTAAGGAGATTATATGGGTGATGGAAAATTATCTTCAAAAGATATATTAAAGATGATCAATAAAAAAGCTGGGCGAACAATTGCTTTTTCAGGAGATCAAGAAAATCCAGCAGATATTAAAGATTGGATTTCGACTGGCTCACGTTGGTTGGATTCGATTGTCTGTCGTGGACAACTAGCGGGTATTCCTGTGGGTCGTGTAACAGAAATTGCTGGCCTTGAAAGTTCGGGTAAGTCTTACATGGCAGGACAAGTAGCACACCAAGCGCAAGCTAAAGGAATTAAAGTTTTATATTTTGATGCTGAAGCGACGATGACTAGTGAATTCTTAGATAAACTTGGTTGTGATATGGAAGGCGACAACCAAATTATTATTCTCCAACCAGAAGATATAGAAATGGTATTGGAAACAGTAGAACTTTGTATGTCCAATGATCCAGACAACCGTTATTTATTTATTATAGATTCCTTGGCCATGACTCCTTGTCGTGCAGATCTTGAAAAGGATTTCAACCCCCAATCCTCAATGGCCCAAAAACCTCGCGTCCTTTCTTTAGGGATGCAAAAATTAATGACTTCGTTATCGAGAACACAATCAACACTATTAGTTCTTAATCAATTAAAAACAAATATTAATGTTAGCAATCCAATGATGATGCTTTCTCAACCGTGGTTTACTCCTGGTGGCAAAGCAATCATTTATGCTTATTCATTAAGGATATGGTTAACAGGATTAAAAGGTAAGAAAACATTTATCGAAGATGAAAATGGTTATAGAATAGGTTCAGAAGTTAAGGCTAAGTTAGAGAAATCAAAGTTCGGAACTCAAGGACGTATTTGTAATTTTAAAATCTTATGGGCTGGTGACAATGTAGGCATCATGAATGATGAATCTTTATTAACTGCCATTAAATCATCTAATCGCTTGACAAATAGTGGCGCATGGTTTAAACTAGACGGGTATGAAACAAAATTTCAAACTGCAACGTTTCCAAAGCTTATGAAATCAGACGCAAACTTTTCCAAACTTGTTTATGATATTATAGACGAAGAAGTTATTCGTAAGTTTGAAAACAAGACCGGAAAAGCAGAAGATTTCTATGATCTAGAAGAAGAAAAAACTTCGGAGGAATAATGTCTAACAAAATCTTAATCATTGATGCGATGAATACATTCATTCGCAATTATGTAATGAACCCTTCATTGGCTGCTGATGGTTCTCCCATTGGCGGAACTAAAGGTTTCTTAATGTCTTTGCAAAAGATGACCAGAGATA